TACATACCTAAATATGTTGTCTTGCCTATAAGAATCATGATTGCCACGAATGCAACCGACAAGGCCAGCGCTCTCACATAATCCAGCGGCGAACCTTCTCTAACTCTGTATTTTTTCATCGCTTACCTCCACATTTACGAACTCACAAGCTTCATGCAGCGGACGAATAACGCCCTCTTTGAAGTCGCACCCTTTGCCCCATCTGTAATTTAAACAATCGGCGCAAAACCATTTAGGCTTTTTTCTTACTGGTTCCGGATCCGGTTCTGCTTCCGGTTCTTCCTGATAGAATACGTACATCGTAGTTGAATCGATGAACTCTTGAGATTCAATAAATTTTAGATTTGGGACAATCTCGTTATAGTTGTCCGCGAACTCGGCCGGCGTTTCGCCGTGGATTAGAATTACCCTCATAAAAAAATCACCACCCTTCTTTTTGCTTCTGGGTGATGCAATAATAACTGGTTCAACTATTCACGTTAATCATAATTTAAGGAATAGTTCAAACTGAAAAAAAATAATAAATCCATCACCCAGGTATTAACTTTTACTATTTTCCGTTCTTCTTATCTTCCAAATATCTTTTTAATACAAGATTGATATAATTCGAACGGTTACGGCTCTCCGCTTTTGCCAGCTTGTCAATCATTCGGACAAGATCGGAATCAAGCGTAATGTTTATTTTTTGTTTCATTTGTAACCTCCCTCGTTTACTATTATACTACCGCATGGTATAATTGCAACTATGAAATCAAATTTTATATAATTTTTTTAGGGGTGATGTAATATGAAAAAACTACTTGTCTTTGTTCTCTCACTTTTCCTTATGGCGGCGTTCTGTTCGTGTGGCGAAGAACCGGAACAATCCGGGTATACGCCAACCGATATTCAAGTTGAAAAAATCGACGGCTCTTCTAATTCGTTTGCGCTCATCTATGATATAACGACCGATAAAGAAGATTGGACCGGCTACCCAGAGGATGCGCGAGAACTCCAAACAGCCATAGACGGCATAAAAGAATGCCTGAGCCGTGACGATTGGACGGAAACGTCTGTGGTATACGGTTACGCTGGCGAGCCAAAGCTCAAAAATCTTTTGTACTCGTACGGATTCGATGGCAGCGACGGCAATTATACGTCGATAAAATTCTATCAGTACGGGATTTACAACACGACTTTTACCGTAACCGACGAATTGCAATAAAAAAAGAGCCGGAACAACCCGGCTCAATCCCCTTTTATTAAATTGTCAATACTTGGAAGCTCTCTCGCTTGATTTGCGCGTGTTTCAGCGGTAGCACCAATAACTTATACCTTTGAACGAAAAAACCCACGTATTCGCTTATTTGCTACCGCCTCGCACGTTTTGGAGACAAACCCCGCACAAATCGAAACAATAAACACAAATACAAGCAGAGTGCGACCATTTTTGTTCAATTTATGGGAGTTTGTCCTTAAATTCATCTATCCAACGCCATTGCGCGGATTCGCTGGATTCCAATTTGACCATCCGCTCAACCAGTCCGTTGTGCTTTTCGACTTTTTTCTCTAATTGATCGATTCGGTATAAGGTCTTTGAATTTGCAGTAGACGCAACCAATACGTTGGAGATAACTGCAAGCCCGCCAGTTATTAAAGCTATAATTATGCCTTCTGTCATGTCTTACCCCTTTATGCGCTTCTTGAATGTCTTAGCTTTGTCTCTCGTCTTTTTCCCGACTATACCGTCCACATCTAACGCGGTTCGGTACTGGAAGGCCATAGTTAAATATTCGGTGTATGACTTGAAGCCGCCGCCGACTTTCAATTTTTTGCTCTTAAAAGTCCATTTAAGAAATCTCTGCCAGCGTTTTACCTGCTTGCCCTTGCTTCCGTATTTGATGGTTTCCGTTGGGAGCTTGTACGGGTAGCCTTTAGTCCTCTTTAGCTTTGGGTATTCTTTATTGTGCTTAAATTCCATGTTGATACACATCCACGGAATCAAACCCCTCATAGTTGTTTCATAACAGAACCAACCATCGTTCCAACGCCCGGAATCTTTCGTTTTGAAATAGTGTTTGCCGTTCTTCACCTTGTAATCAACGAAGGCCACATAATGACCGCCGCCGGTCCAGGTAACGCCGCCGCGTGTTCCGGCCTTAAATAAAATAACCCCGCTTTTCTCTTTGGATTTTGCGAGGTATTCAAAAGCATATTTCATTGTGCCGCCAACGTCAGGAACCCGAACGGTAAAACCGAAATGCTCCAGCGTTTCAGCTACTCCGCTTCTGGCGGTTCCGTTTCCGTATATGGCGTAGCCTTTCCCGACCATGTAATCACGGACGCGCTTAACGGTCAAATTGTGATAATACGGTTTTTCTATCAGTACGTTATAAACCGATAGGCAACCGCACCCACTGGAAGCCAACGTTTTGGAACCGTATGGATATTTAAGATAACCAAAACGCGAATCCCATTGCTTATAAATCTTCGCCATTGGTTTCCTCCATTTCTTCATCGGTCAGGCCGTTGCGTTCGCTGTCCAGATTGCCGGCTTTAAGCATACGAGTTAGGCCGGTACCATGTGCGGCCGCTTCTGTGTAATCGTTGTTGTAGTATGTGTTCACAAATAAAATAACCGCCATCGCTGCGAAGGATAAAACCTTATAAACAGCGTTAACGGTTGGGTTTTCAAATTCTGCGATGCCTGACGCGACCGCACCGGAGTTAATCACGGACGCGACCGCCAGCACCGTTCTAATGATTGTGCCTCTATTCATTTTTGCCCCTTTCTATGCTTCTGTGCCTTTGAGCCATAACAGTTTAAATGTGACCGTAACGTCGGTTGTTACGCTTTGGTCTGTCGTGTTCGAAAATCCCGCGTATATGGTCGAATCGTCAACGACGTAATGCGATGTTGGTATGATTCGATAATTAGGAGTCGAATACCCACTAATGGCCGCTAAATGATACCCATCTACTTGCGACGCAGCCGGTACCGTATAAGAAGTTGCAGGTTCCCGTGCGTGAGCTGCGATTCCACCGGATATGGTAACAGCCATGTCTGTTATTTTATAAAGACCGCCTAAAACGTCGCCTTCCTGGAATGTACCGGACCCGCCTCCAATCAAATCGGATAGGCTTGTAGATAAATCGCCCAGCTCCATTTGGTTGTAGCGTTCCAATAAGACGTTGTATTCGGCTTTGACAATCTTATAAAAAGCATCCTCGCCGTATTGCGGAAATACTACGCGGATAGAATCGCACAGCTTACAAGACAAAAGATTCGCAAATTGCTCATATCCCTCATAATCCTGCATCCGAACGAAGTCAACTGTAATGGTTCGCTGCGGCGTATAAGTTTGATTTGCCCGCATATAAGCGAGAGCCTCTAAACGTAGCTGCTCCGCTGTCGGCATTGTTTCGAACTTATCGGATAAATCCAGCGGTATACGTGCGCCACGTCCGTTGTATAAAGGATTATCGTTCAGCCATGCGATATTCCCAATTTTTACGGTTTCTTCGCCCTTTGCGTTCTGTCCGATCCAGTACGGAAGGCACTGGTTGAACACTTCCGAATAATCCGTTTCGTCGTTGTAATCAATCAGGTTAACGCCGTAGCGAATTATAAAATCCTTTCGCGTTCCCCTCTCTCGGTGCAATATAACGTTGAACTTATCGAACTCATACTCGCCGCCGAACGTGTCCAAAATAGACCCCTCTACACCGCCTAAATACTGGCGTATGCTTTTCGGAACTCCATCGAATGCAGCAACATAGGCCGATGCGGTAAAATCTGCGCTAAACGTGAAAAAATCGCTCTGCAAATCTTGCGGAGTTTCTTCCAATTCTGCAAGTGCAGCCGCGAGCGTGTTAATGTTCTTCGCGTAAGTAGTCCCACCGTTCAGCCTATAAGATATATGCACCGCATGGAATGTTACCACGCCGTTGATTGGCTTACTGTGTGAAACAATATCAAACGGCTGCACGTCTCCGCTGTCGTCGTGAGTACAAGCTATGATTCTTCCGGCTCGTATCTTGTCGAAATTCGGCGCGTCGATTGGATATTCGAAATCCAACTCATAAATGCCGTTGCGCTCTTCGGTAACCACGCAAGACGTACAATCACGAAGGCGGCAAAGTCCGTTGCTGTTGAAGTTTGTTTCGTTTGAATCGTATAGAATCGGAATCATAAGACATACCACCTCGGAATGATTTCAACGCTCGTGATCGTGTTGTCGTATTCGATTAGATTTTCGCCCGGTGATAATACTGGCAGATATGAGCCTAAATCGGTCAAATGATTCAGCGACACAAAAGAGCCGTTGTCGATTAAATACACTTCACCCAGATCGCAATCAATATAGGTCGGATGTCCTAATGTGGATATAGTGGAATACCCCGTTATGCTGCGGAAACCGACGAAACGGCTGGCAGCAACGACCGCGCCATAAACACCGCTTATAGTTGCGAACGTGTACGTTACCGTTATAGTTGAATCGCCATCGTATGCAATGGCTACATCAACCTTATATGTTGCGCTTTCCGACTGCGCCAATCTGTTGTAGTGCGTTTTAATTGTGAACGAACCCGTTACGCTTGACGGAGTTCCTTTTGCAAATACGGCGTCATTCATTACAAACGAAACGCTATATACGTCTGTGCTGGCTTGGTGGATTATCTGAACAGTTCCGTTTATCTGCTCCATAATGTCAGGCGACAAGCTGTTAATTTGTTTGCTGCCCGGCTTAAGCGTGTAGCCACTTTCTGCGCCGCTTACCGTGATCTCGTCGCCAGTATTAAGCAGAGACGAATCAATCCCAAATGTCTTTGGATATCTTGTCGCACTCCAATTTTCTTGACCAGCAAAAGTAACGTCTCCAACGTACTCGTTTACGATTCTAATTTCGTGACCGTTTACCGATAGATTTCCGTACCCTTCTACCATAATCATCGGAGACGCATCAAACGGCGTAGGATTGAATATATTATCCCCATCCGCTACGGAAATAGCCGCCTCGCCGCTCATCAGGAACCGTTGCGGCTTGCAGTTGAATACAAGCTCAAATTCTGCCGCCCGCCCGGATCCAGTTGCTTCCGATTCGATTGCGTTCACAAAAGAAGCGAGCCGGAACTCGTCTGGATTATATTCGTCGACCAGCCGGTGGTAGCCTCGTTTGGAAGCCATCAAGCTACGGAACTCGCGGAACTTCTTCCGCATCTCGTCGTGGTCCCGTCCTTTAATGCCGGCTGGGTATGTAACTTCGATATTTGCAAATCGGTCGTTGTCCAATATCAGCTCGCCGTTTCTTCCTGGTATCGTGACCATTTCAACGTCTCGCTCCGGTGCGTTGTATGCGCCTTCGCCAGAGATATATACCCCGTGGTCGAGAGTGTCTATGTCGTCAAATTGTAATGTTTTGAATATGCTCATATTTCCACCTTATAAGTAAAAGTACCGAACCAACTTGATCCGGTACGCTCCCCACACCTCACACGGTATTGTGGGCAAGTCTGTATCCCGCTATTGTGCATAATGCCTTTGGGAATATTACCACTTAACCATTACTCCACGGTATCCGCTCCAAAGTTTCCTGCTCATCGGATAGCCAAAAGTTTCGTCAACGTAGTACCACTTACCGCCGACTTTGATTTGATTCCATGCGTGTAAGTATCCATCGTATGAACCCATGACCCACCGTACTGGTATGCCTTGCACTTTGCACAGAACGTAGACCGCCGATGCGTGAGCGGCGCAATCACCGCCGTTGTTTTGGAAAAATCCAAGAGCCGACTTGATGCCCTCTTTCTCTTCGCATGACCAAATGTACTTGCGAATTTTCAAGTAGTCCGCTTTGGTCTTGCCTTTTACCTTGTAGCGTTTGAGAATCTTTTTCGCTTCTGCTTTGGTCCGCTCTGCGGTTGGCTTGATTTCGTCATACAGAGCCGAATCAATAACAAAAGCATTCCGTTTCGGTCTGCACTCTACAGTCACATATTTGTCGATTGCAACATACGATTCCCACGGAGCGTACTTGAACGGATACTTTTTAATAAGTTGGGTTTCTTTGTACTTCTGCAATTCCCAAATAGCATATATTTGGGTCGTTACCGTACCGCCAGTTTTCAGCTTGTCGTTTACCTTTGAATCGAATGACTTGCCAGTATCAGCAAAGCCGAAGTCATACTGGGATAATAAAAGGGCTGACAGCAGTAGCCATATAACTACCACCGTCAGCACGGATTTGATCTTACGCATTTTCTAACGCATCCAATCTTGCCATAATGTTCGCCAGCGGATCTTCAAAATACTTTGTATTATGCCCGACTGGAATTGGCGCAGTCTGCGAATCATCAAGCAGATATTCTTGTGTGCCGTATGGATTGCAACGCTGATATTCTTCAAATGGTTCTGCCGTGCCTTCTGTTGGTGTGGCAAGTGGGTAAACAACCTTTGTTCCTTGTGAGAATTTTGCTTTTGCAAGTTCTGGTGTCGTTATAGATGGATCACTTACAAAGAATGTGTTTATATCTCCGCGAATCATTATAGCAGTCACTTGCCCAGCAAGAATATGGGCAAGTGTGTCACCGCTGTATTTGTCAGACATTGCATTTGTTATTTGCCCATTATACGCACCGCTTGGAAAAGGACATTGAAATGTGTGGTCAGATTCCCAATAAGTATAAGCTTCCCAATTCTCATTTCCAGTAAAGATATATTCTCCCCATCTAACCGCCTTGCTTCCGTCTGCCTTTCTAATATCCCCATCCG